ATCCTACTTCTACATTACCACGAGATTGAATAGCAGCAAATAATCCTTCAGATCCAGGCATAGTAGCGTTAGCATAACCTGCTCCACCTGCACCACCTGCACCTATCTGGCTAAATTCACTTTCGATCATACTCATTTCTAAGTAATCTTCAAAACGCAATCTTGTTTCAGATTCAGCTTTTAAATACCATAAGTATCCAGATGTTCCGTCTTCAGTTGCAACTTCTACCCATCCAATTTGAGCCATATCAGATCCAGATACTATGTACTGGCTCCTTAGGATAATTGGTGAATTAGAATATTGTGTAAACTGAGGTTCAACAGATTGTCTTGCTGCAGAGTTACCAACTCCAGCACCTATTGTAGTTCCTTTTGTGTAAGAAGAACCATATACAAATACTTTAATTGATCCTGAAGTTAAAGCAGCGCCTCCAACAACAGCAGCTCCACCGAAAGCAGATACAGCAATTGTTCCGTTAGCGCCAGCGGCAACTGCAGGAATAGAAGCGGTAACAATACCTTTTTGCTCAGCACCTGTTGCAGTGTCTAAAAGAACAACTGTATCATTTACTGATATAACATTTTGTACTCCTGGAAGACCAGCAGCAGGTGCTACTGTAATAAGTCCACCAGCAAACGTACAATTGTCGTAAGATATGTGTAATCTATTTTGTTCTGACCAAATTACTTGATCACTTGTCATTGGCATTTCAGCGCCAACCATTCTTAAGAAGCCAGATAACGTACGGTTTCCGTAACGCTCTACTTCAGCTTCATATACTTCTGGCAAATACTGCTGAGCGAAAGAATTTGAATCGCCCGCGTTAGCACCGCCGTTAAATTGTAGATAGTTGCTATTTAATAGCTCCTGTCTAGAGGAAGGGATTAAGCTTCCAAATTGTGGAGTTAAAGCCATAATTTTTTAGTTTTTTAGTTAAATTTTTTTGTTTTAATTCGTAAGCTTTTGGAATCAGCACCGCTTATAGCTTTTACCTTAAGTCCATTTATAAACACATCTCCTTGAGTAGATCTAGCTTTAGTACTACTTAAGTTTTTAGAACTGTTTACAACTTCCTTTACAGCATCTGCTTTTCCTTGCTCATAAAAATGAGCCGCGATCTTATCCACGTTGTCTGCCGCATACATAGCTTTGTGATAACCTTTTGTATCAGTAACATTACCTTCAGCGTCTAGGAACTTCCCGACAAGGTTTTTAATGTTTGATTGGTTTTCTGCAACTTTATCACGATTTTGAATATTGTACTTATAATTCTTTTCTCCAACCTTAATATCGAAACCTTCGAAATTGTCATTAAAAAGCTGTTTAGTACTTTCTTTAAATTGTGTATGTTGTTGCTCCGCTTGTTCTTGCTGCTCGTTATATCGGTTAAAAAAGTCCATAGCTTTTTGTTGATCTTGAGTAACGCCCGGTCTCAACTTGATCTCGTCGTAATACTTACTCTTAGTTTCTTCCAAATAGTTTTTGGCTTTTGCAACTTCTTCTTTAAACGCAATTTTCTTTTTGCGCATATCTTTTTCCTCATCAATATCTTCGTCATAAACAAAGTCTTCTAAAATGAGATCTATATCTTCGCCTTCTAAGTAAGGCTTTTCTTTTTTGTAATATTCTTTTAACAATGTAACATCATCCACCTTGGAATAGTCCGCATTTAGTCTAGTATAGTCCTCTATTGTCCCACCTGTATCTTCCATAAAAGAAACAAGCTTTTCAATATTTTCCGGTAATTCTTTACCAAGAATTTTTTTGTCTTGCTTAGCTTTTTCAACTTCAGCTTTTACTTCTTCTACGTTATCTACTTTGACTTCTTTGATTGGAGAAAACCCTTCAATATTCTTGTTGGGCTCTTGTACAGGTTCTCCCACCTTTGCGCTATCTCCGGATGGTTCTTCCACAGATACCTTCTCTGTTTCTCCGATTTGAATGGCATCTTGTTCTTCTTGTTTAGGTATTATTACTTTTTTAACGTCTGGCTCTAATTCAACTAAGGGTTCTTTAATATTAACCTTAACTGGCTCTTCGCTTACGTTTGTTAATTTTTTAGGAGTTTTCTTTTTAATTTTAAACTCACCTTCCTGTTTAACAGGTTCATTTGTTTTTGTTTCTGACATAATATAATATAATTAAATAGTTGTTACTTTCTACATGAAAGCTTGCATGCCTTGATCAGGCTGATTTTCAAAGTCTATTGGTAAGCCATCATTTTTTCTTTGACTTATTAATTCACTTTGCTGTGTAGCTTCCATTTTGCTACGATTATCTTTACGATCTTCAATTGCTCCTTCTTTTTGTTGGATTGTTTGAACATCTAATTGTTTAAGTTGCATGTCGTATTGGAATTTTGATTGCATTTTTTGCGCTTCTAATTGTGCTGCTATTTCCATGCGTTGAATTTCCATTTGATTTTTTGATTGCTCAAATTGAACATTAGCCCCCATTATAGCTTCTTGCTTTTGCACTTCAGCCATTGCTGATTTTTCTGCAGTATCAGCTTGCGCTTGCCCTTGAGCTGCAATATTAGCTTGCTGGTTAGCTTGATCTTGTTTAGCTTTTGCTTTACGCTTTATTTTAAGCATTTGATTTGCTAGCTTAAGATTTTTTATTTGTCTTAAGTCTATAGCATCTTCTAAATTCAAACTGCCTTGTTGTAATGAAACTTGAATGTTTGCCTCAAGCTGCGCTAGCTCTTCGTCATCTGGCTCTAATTCTAAGAATATACCAAAGTCATGCAGGTTTAAATTTATAACCTCGTCTAAAGTTTTTATATTAAACGTTGATATAGAATTTTGTAATGCACTTCTTGTGAGTGGAAATTCTAAAGCATCTGCTATTTTAAGAGCAATGTTTTCAGCTATTTTAAGCGTTATATAAAGACTAGACTGATTAATGTGTCTAGTAGCAACATTTGACGCATTAGCGGCCATTTTTTGTAGTCCTACGAGCGAATTCTTATCCATTGCTGTGCCGTCTCTTGCTTCGTTTAAACCTGTTACATCACGTATCATTTGTAAATAATATTGATACGTTTGTATAAGTGCTGCAATTTTAGCTTGACCGCTTGAACTATTAAGTTCTTGAATAGGTACTTTACCAGCATTCATATCACCGTCTTGTGTAAGTGATCTACCTACAATAGAACCTGTTTGGAAATACATATTAAGTGCTTCTGCAGGATTGTAGTTTGTGCCATTACCTAAATCAACTTCCGCAAGCCCGTCCATATCTAAGTATACACCGTCTGGTACCATACGAGATAAAACTTGCTGCAGCTTTAAATGAGTTAATTGAATCATATCGGCAAAACCAATACATTTGCTTACAATAGATTCAATTCTTCCTTTGTACATTCTAGGTGCACATATAGCATAATTCATTTCAACCTTAGTTGTATCTGCTACGGGCCTTGACATATTTTCTGCCAACTCCCATTTAAGCATATCATTATTGCCTAATACTTTTGCTCCTGTATATAATACTTCAATAGATCTTGATACTCTTTCAAAATTATCATTTTCAGGTGGGTTAAATGTATCTGGCTTTTCTAAAGCTTTCATTAACCCTTGTTCCGTTTGCTTTATTTTAAATACTTGATTATGATATGTTTTGTATTCAAAGTATAAAACTTGTACAGTATTTTTATCGTAATTACCCCACCCCGTTACATATTGGCTGTTGCCTGGCATTTTTTGAATTCTAGCAAGTTCTTCTTCGGATATGTTAGGAAATTCTTTTTTAAGTTCAGGAATTGTTATAGACTTTACTTCGCCTACATAATATATGTCATCAAAGTTTGGATCTTCCGTGTAAGAATAAATGGCATAAGCTGGGTCTACATAATCAACTGTTACACCTTCTGCAGTATTAAAACCTGTTTTAGCAATAGCAATCCCTAGAACAGTTAAATCCATATTTAATCTTTTCCTAGTAAGATCGTATTTGTTTTGAGCAAGCACAGATGATATAGCTTCTTCTTCTGCTATTTCAATTGATTGCTTGTAGCTTAGTTGCATATGAAGTTCAAGCTCTTCCTTAGATTCTGGTATGGTATCTATATTAGGTGTTTGATATAAATCAATGCCCAACGTTTGTTTTAAGCTATCTAAATATTCTTTAGCAACCATATCCTC